CCTCATCATTGTTAGAATTAGTAGATTCCTTAACATTACTTAGAACTCCAGATACATATTCAGTATACTTTTGAAAATCTTCGACGGATACATAGTTTTTATTTTCCATTGTTAGATCTTTTTTATTATCGTTGTTATTTTCAGTTTCTTCCATTTCGTAAATCAATATTCCATCATCATTACTTAGGCCAAAAGATTCATTTACTCTGGATAATTCTGCATTCTCAAAACCAGGATCTGCAACCAGATCATAAGTAAAAAACTTTTTAATTTTAACTTTACCATTTTCATCTACTGTACCAGCAGCTCTACTTGAAATATGTAAAGGAATACCATCTTTGATAAGAGCCTGCGCTTCTTTACCTTTAGAAGTATTTAATAATCTTATTTTACCAATAACTTGTTTTTTATCTTTATCATAATCTAAAGATTCTACAACATGAGATACATTAGCTAAACTAACATCAAAATCTTTTGGGTGGTCTAATTCACCTAGAAGCTTATTGGTCTTAACCTTTTCTTGTAATTCATTAATGTGAGGCATTACTTCTTTCTCCTCATAAATTCGGTTATTCTTGTTCTTAACATCAAATTCGGTAAATACTCCCTCTAATACAACAGAACCGTCTTCACCGGTAGTTATATCTAAATTTGATTTCTGTCTTTCAAGAATTAATAATTTTTTTCCTGACATTTTCTAGTAGTTATTTGATTTATATATTACAATCTCTGTAAAGTTTTTATTAGAGGTCTGCTAATGGATCTTCATCTGCTGCACCTTCTTTCTTCTCTGGTTTAAAATCTGCTTTATCGGCACCTAAAAGGATCTTTTCAATATCTTCATCTGAGTATTTTTCTTTCTCTAAATCAGCTCTTTCTTTTGCTCTAGCATTAGCCTTTAAATCTTCACGAGTAAAGCCGCCATATCTCTTAACCAAGAATCCTAAATCGAAGTATGGAATTTCCTCCATTTCTGCTGTCATGGTACTTAATTGAGTTTTTAGGTTACCTATAAAATCTACTCTTTTCGTTTGTAATTCCATTTCTTTCATTTCTTCAAAGACGTTATCCTTAACAAAATCTAATCCTAAACCGGATTTAAATGAAACATCGTTTTTTAATTCTGGATGATTAAGACACATTTGAAGATACATTGGCTTTACGAGTATTTCTTGGAATATAGATCTTAAGCGATCAACAAATTTAGAAAACTTAATTTCATCTCTTAGCATTCCGCTAGCATCCATATCATAAGTATTTCCACCTTCTTTATCAAATCTTGAGAAAGGAATCTTAGAAGCCAATTTTAATCTATCTGCAAAATATTTAAGAGATTCAGTATCTCCTAAGTCTGGTCCATCCCCACCAATTGTACTAATCTCTGGTGAATCACCGTCTTTTGAAGGTAACCAATATTCTTTATTAAAAGGCATCATTGGTTTTCCGTTAGTTACAATTTCACCACTTTCTTGGTTAAAATCTACAACTTCTCTATATGAGTTCATTAATGAAGCTAATGATTGTTTTGCTCTAGTTTTAGATTTACCACCTACAGGTATAATAAATTGAGTCTTAAATGAAGCATTAGAAACAGCCCAGATAATTCTAGTTGTTTCCATAATTCTTAAAAGGTTAAATGATCTTATTAATCTTTCAACATAAGATATTCTCATTGGTGAATTAACTTGTGAATAAGAAAGGTATATGATTTGTGAATCCCATAACTTTCTCTCTTTAGCACCCTGTCCTTTATATTGTACCCATTGCTTCTTTCCAGTGTCAGTATCTATACCAGGCATTAAGGAAATAGGGTCTAATTCTTTAAATCCTATAATCTCTGTCTGTTTATCATTATATACTATCTCAAAAGCAAGGAATCCATCTACTAACCATTTTCTAAAATAATTCCATGGCTGAACTGAATCATTAAAACCAAAGTAATTATAAAGGTTATTATATACATCACCAATCTCATCTTCGATAGAACTTGCAATATGTCCATGAAAATTTGAATATGCCATAAAATTAGATTCATCAAATACAATTGCCTCATCGGTAATTACATCTAGGATATCTTCTATTTCATCTTGTACTGCATATTCTCTAAGCTGATCTCTTTTCTTTTCATAATCTCTATCAAATATAGAGATATTCTTTTTCATTGTAGTATCTGTTAATGATAATGCAGCAAATGCACTATACATATCATCAGCATCAGAACCCATTGGATTAAATTGGTAACCCATTTGATTTTCTGTAAACCCTACTGCACGAGAATTACGGATGATCATATCATCGTAAGCCATGCCTAAATTAGAAAGATCCTTTAAAATCTTCCTTACTGGATTACCTGTACTTAAGGGTCCTCTTCTATCAGTAAAACCTGCCATATTGTTTTATCTTTTATTGTTTATATATTCTTGTAATATAATGCTTGCGCTTCATTAATATTTCCACCAAAAAAATGATTTTGATTGTTTACAGCACCTATATACCAATCATCATATCCTAACATTCTAGGTTTTCTCATTCTATCTAATCTATACTGTCTAATTGCATAAGTAAGATTATATTTTCTACCTAGAGATTTTTTTAAATTATCATAGGTAAATTCACTTAACCTAGGTTGAGCTATAGGATTACCTGGTGCTTTATTTATTGCAGAAGCAATAGTACTTTTAAATGATTTAAAAACATCAGAAAGAAAAGGTATTCTAGAATCATAAGGAATGTAGTGGATGTTTAAACCTAATTGATGATCATTATCACTTTTGCCTAAACCTAATACTAAAGGATAAGTATCATAAAATGTTTCGTCTGGTGTAAAGTACTCAAACGAATACATCTTACCGTTATCTAATAATCCTTTTGCAATACTACCGATACCTTTAAGGTCTTTGTCTGATTGTTTAGAAGCACCAGTTCTACCTTTATAATCTGCAAGGTAAATATCTAAGTCTTCTTGAAAGGATCCTACTATTGCCATTAGAATAATTTTGAGTCTTCTGTTAAAAGCATTACTTTAAAATTTCTCTGTTTTGCCATTTTATTTAATGCTTCAGTTTTACAAAGGTTTCTAACATAAGTTTCATATCCATGTTTAAAATTTTTAAGTGCCTTTGCTGTTTTTCTTTTTGGTGGTTTAGGTTTTTGTAATTGAGCCTTAGGTTTTATTTCTACTACATATTCTTCAATTATACCAGCTTTATCCATTTTTATATAAAAATCTGGATAATAGTTATGAAACTTACTATCCAACATATTAAAGTATTTTATGGAAAAAGGTTCAGAAGCCCACTTTATTACTTGTTCATTATGATCACACCAATGGCAAAACTTACGTTCCCAGCTACTTCTATATATGATAGGATGAGGGCCTATATACTTTTGTGGATTAATAGGATTATAATACCCTTGTTTAAATCCAGACTTTGAAGTAGGTTTTACCTTTTTAATGCTCATTTAAAATTTATATAGTATATATGCCGTCACTATCAGCACTACCATTAATTGAAACAGTACCTGCATATTTTCTAGGATGTAGTTTATTCCACCCTTTTGCAAATCCTCTTTTACATATTTCAGTAAAATAAGCAAACGCATTAGTTGATTTTTCTGGATTAAAATTTCTCCAATATTTAAATAGATCCATATAAGCAGATGCTATACAGTCTTGTCTATCGTCTGGGTTTGCATATGATAGTTTTCTAGAACACTTATCAGCTAATAACATTAAAAACTCTAATGCCTTTGGTGTAAGCTCATCCTGTTCTTTGGATAATATTATTTCTTCTAAAAGATCTCTGTTGTTGAGATAATTTCTTTTTCTTGCCATTTGTAAATGTTTATTTATTATTATATACAAAAAAAGCCGATAGTTTATTATTACTACCGGCTCTTTATATTATAAAGGGTTATTAAATCTTAACATTCAATTGGCTCTTTGGGCAAATTGTAGATTTTCCAGTTTTAGGGTTAATACATTCTAATTGGTCATCATCACCTAAAGAAGTATAGTCTTCAGCACTTACCATAACTTCCATACCTTTTTTAAGACCGTTACCATTTTTAGCAATCTCAGCTTCAACAAATCCATCGTCTAAATAATCGTTACGACTTTTTTTTTCTGTTACTGCTTCTTCTTTCTTTTCATCTTCTTCTTCAAAATCTTCTCCGTCGTGTGTTTTAGACTTATCGCCTTTGTTACCACCTAATACAACTTTGTCATATGTTTCTTGTAAAGATTTTTCAAACTTAGAAATTTCTTCTTCTAACAGATTCATAGCTTCAGTAAGTTCCTCAGTTTCGCCAAGTTTATTAATAGCTTCTTTTACCTTTGCTTTCTTTTCTTCTAAAAATGAAATTTTATCTGAAATATCAGATCTTTCCTTTTCAACTTTAGCAACTTCATTATTTTCAGCAATCAGTTGTTCTGATAAAATTGGAGAAGCGTCATAGTTAATAAATTCCTTAACTAATTTAACTGTCTCAGTTGCAGAAGATACAAATACCATTTCATTTACGTGCATTCCAGAATTAACTTTATTTACATAAAATCCTTCTTGGACATTAATCATAGTTAAAAATAAATTTGAAAATTCATTTGAAGTAATATTTGTAAAGTTATCCATTTCAGCAAGAAGATCAACAGATTCAAAGAATTTACATACTTTATCAATCTTCCATTGATTTCTATAACCGAAAAAGTTAAGAGCCATTAAAGATTCTTTTAATTCAATTATACTAGCATTTGATAAATCAGTATTTCCTAATTTAATAGTACCTTCAGTTAAATTATATTCTAATGTTCTGTCATTACCTTCACCGAAAGTAACTAAAGTATTATTCATATTCTTAAACATTCCTAATCCTTCTAATACATCAAAGAATCTAGCATCTTTAACTTCAGTTTCAGTAATTGCCTTTCCATCAAAGTTATAATTCTTTCCATGTAAGTGGAATGTTAATCCATTTTCTGATTCTAAAACTGGTGAAAGAATTGTAGAAATATGTCCACCTCCATTTGAAGAAGCTTTATTATCTTCTGCTTTCATTTCATTAAGAATAGCTTTACAATCCATTGACCATGGATTCTTTGCAGCAATAGAAGAAAACTTAGCTTTTATAGAATCTGATGATTCAGTTAATAAACCTTCTAAATCATTTACTAATCCTTCAAACATTTTTCCTTTTTGTGTTTGTGTACGTGATACTGCTTCGGCTATTCTAAAAGACCATTTTGTATCTGTATAAGCTCCTGTAATATAAGATCTTAATTCTCTTATTGGATTAATCCAATCTGAAGATGCTAAATCTCTGTGAAGTTGTTTAGCAATTGTAAACTTAAGCATAGGGTTTACATTGTTTTCTATCTCTTCACTGATTACTTCAGTTTCTTCGTTTTTAAATCTCATAGGGAATGCCTTGAGAGATTCTTCTAAAATGTTGAGGGCATTGTTAGCAGTATAAGAAACTCTGGAGTTATCCGAATTCATTACCTTTAAAGCTTCGATGCTCTTCATAACATTTTCGTGCAGTTCAGCAATTGTAAATTTCATTTCGTTATGATTTTTTTGTTTATTATTATTTTCTGTAATTTCTATTTGATTTCCTTTAAAGGCGTTAATAGCACTCATTGCTAATTGTTGAGGCGTTCCCATTCCTACCAGAATTGTAAGAACTTGTGAGTCTGTCATCGGCCCACCTTCTACTACTTTACCATTTTTTCCATCCAATTTAGTTTTACCGCTTTGGGAAAACAGAACACCAACTATATCAATTAGTTGCTGTGGTGGAGTATTAAGGTAAGGTGCGTCAGTATTAACACCATATTGACGATCTATTCCGCCGCCCATATAAACTTGTGTCTGACCTTCTTTAATAACTTTTTCCATATTATAGAATTTGATTTGTTTTATATATTCTAGGATCTTAGAGTTAATTATCCTTCATCATTATTAGCATTACGATAAACCTTACTGGGTTTACTTTCTAGTGGTTTAGGTGATGAATCAATCTCTCTTTCTTCAAATGGCCCACCTACTTCTTCATCAGTAGTATTATTAAATCCACTATTACTATACATTGCCGTTACCGGAGCAACTCTTATATCATTATCACTAAATTTAAAGGTTTGGAATATGCCACCGAAATAGATTCCCATATTTCCACTATCATCACACCTAAGTTGACCAACACCTGATGCATTAGGATTGGCTTTTAATGCTTCTTTAGTAATAAAATCAATCTCTGGTAATAAAATACCACTTTCAAATACTGGCATAAATGATTTTAATTCCATTTCAAAAGTAACCTGAAATTCTTTTTTGTCATTAAGCCCCCATTCAAATAACCTATCTTGTGAATAATCCTCTGGCACTGACATTGAAGCATTAACTCTGAACATACCTAAATCTACATTAAATAAAGTGCCTTTATATAATTTACTCATAATGGCTTCAGTAACCTTTAACATCTCTAAATTATCAGAACAAATAATAGTTACGCTGAATCCTATAGTTATTGGTAAAAAGTTAGTCATTAAAGAAAATGTCTTTAACACACCATCCCACTCTCTTACAAATTCTGCTCGCGTAAACTTATTAGTTTGTTCATCGGCGCTAATAGACATTGAATTCATTTGAACTATTCCTCGAGGAACTACTTCATAATCACCTATTGCTTTACCTGTCTTTTCAGCATCAAACATAAAGTTATCTAAAAGAAATCTCTCATTACCAGAAATAGAATAAAAGAAAGGTACTTCAATTTTCTTTAAAGTATCCTCATCTATTTGATTATAAAAGTATACCTTTTTACTTAATTCAGCTAACATACCAACAGTTAGGTATCTGAGTATAGTATTATCTTTATTAAATTCCTGGTTATATGCTGACATCTATTAGACTTTGTTTATATTCTATTTATCCAATAGATTCAATGTTAAATTCGCTAAAGCCACCATCTTTAGTTATTTCAATCTTTTTATCAAAATATTCGCTTGGTAAAACTGTGTGATTAATAACAAAGGTATTAAGGCCTATATCTTGTATTGTATTATGAAGTATGTTAATTATATGGTGTACACCATCAGAGTCAATAGAAGAGAAGATTTCATCTAAAAACAAAATGTTTAGTGATGGGAATCTAACCTTAATCATTTTTATTAATGCCATGATGATTACAAAATCAACCTTTTTCTTTTCACCTGTGCTTAATGTCTTAGGGCTAATCTCTGTTCCTAAATGATGGAGAGAACAATAAAACTTTTCATTAAATCTAATACCAAACGGTATTCCCATCTCTCTCCCCATTAATTGGATGTGGTTATTAAAAGAAGGAAGTATAGATCTTACTGCTAAGTTCTTAATTCCATTTTCACCCATAATGTTTTCTAAGATAGTTAAGTAATAATCCTGACCTTCACTCTTTAGTTTACCGGTAGATTTATCATCCTTCCTAGTTTTAAAATCTTTTACTAATTGCTTAAGATGAGATCCAGATTCCGATTCATCTTTATCAGCCATTTCAATTAACTTATCTTTAATGGCTTCCATTTGAGTTTCTAATTGACCAACCTTAACATGTATCTTCCTACCTTTTTGCCTAAGATCAGTTAATTCAGCCTCTGCTTTTTCTGCATCGTCTTTTATTTGATTCCATTCAGTAAATAATAAATCTAAAGAATCTTGTTTTTCTTTTTTAATATCTAAATGAAAATCAGAATTAAGAGGAGCTGTACATGTAGGGCATTCGTTGTTTTCGTATAGCTTAAGTTCTTTCTTAACAGTATTAATCTTAGAATTTAATGTTGATTTTTTATTGTTTTGCTTTCTTGAATTTTCATCTAATTTTTCTAAGTTAATTTTCGTTGCAGATGTAAGCTCTTTTAGTTTTTTTCTATTTTCATTTAACTGCAATAACTTCTCCTTAAGAATTTTAATTTTTTCAGCATCTTTATTTTTACTAACCTTTTCAAAATGCTTTATCTTATCAATTACAGATTCTATTGATTCATTAAGAGTTCTTATTTCATCATCATATGTTCTTATCTCCTCAATAATAGTTCTCCTCTTTTCTTTAACAGCTTCAGCCATTTCATTAATGATAGAAAATCCAAATATCTTATCTATGATTCTTTTCTTGTCATAAGGTGACATTGTAATAAAAGACTTAAAATCATTTACAGATAAAATAATTAC